TCTGTTGGTTTTCCATATCTTTCTTTTGGGTAATGTTCGTGTCTTGTTCTTTTTCTTGTAATATTGTTATCTCTTATTACTTGTCCTAAGTGTTGAGGTGTAATATCAAATTCTTTATATTTCTTTTTAATTATTTTATGTAATTCTTCCATTGTTATTTGTTCATTTTCTTTTAATTTTTGTATAGCATATTTAACCTGTTCTTTGGTTATTTTGTAAGATACTGGTTTTCTATTAAGTCTTTTAATCTATTCCAACTCTTCATATCTTTCAATCCATCTTTTCAAACTTCTTTCAGAACACTTAAATATTTCGCAAGTTTTAGTATAATTAGTATTATTTTCTAAATAATATTTAACCGCAGTAATTTTATAATCTTCACTTTTATGTTTAGACATTTAATATATAATTATGTATATATATTAAAAAATCGGCATTTTAAATCTTCAAGGGTGTAAATATAAATACCTAAAATAAATAGGTAATAAAATAATTAAAGATATTAAAATATTAGTAATATTTTTATTATTAAATCTTGATGTAAATTTTAATGTAGTGTAATATAAAAAAATAGTAGTATATTTATATAGTAATCCAAAAAATACTTATTATTATAAAATCTAGTATAAATGGAAATAATAATATTTGCATTAATTATTGAATTTAATGAAAATAAATTTTAATAATATTTTTCAATTTTAAATTTAAGTAATTTTTATATAAAAATTAATTAATGATTTATAATTTTTCTAATAATATTTTTTTTGCATTTTTCACAAAAATATAATTTTATTTTAATTGAAAAACTTAATATCTTATCTTATATTAATTTTTTATTTAAAAATTCTGATATTGAAATTAAAAATATATCACTTAATAAAAAATTAAAACTAGAAATGAAAAAATTACTTTTACTAATGCCATTTATTATATTTTTAATTATTAATATATTAATAATATATTAATAATAGTAAACAAACAATTGTTTTTAATCATAATTTTGCTAAAAATATCTATTTCCTTTTATGATAATATTTTTATTAAAAATAATAATTTACTAAATTTTATAATATATTTAACATTAAATAAAAATTTTAATCAACCAATAAATTATTTACCAAACTCAATAACAAATTTAACATTAACTAAAAATTTTAATAAATCAATAAATTGTTTATAAAATTATATAACACATTTAACATTAGGTTATTATTTTAACCAACCAATAAATAATTTATTTTTATTATTAAAAGAAATTCAAATAAATATAATAAAAATATTAATAAAATAAGAGTTAAGTATTCAGAATGTAAAATAGTAGAATATTAGCAATAAAAAAATTGAAATAAATTTATATTAAAAGATTTATAAAGTATATATTCAATTATATAAAATGCCATCACAACAAGTAGTAAACAATAATAATTTGAATAATTTACTAAATTCAATAGCACATTTAATATCAAGTTATTATTTGAATCAATTAATAAATAATTTACCAAACTTAACAAATGATTTACCAAAATCAACAAATGATTTACCAACAAATGATTTATCAACAAATAATTTATAAAATACAATAACACATTCAACATTAGGTTATAATTTTAGCCAACCAATAAATAATATGGAAAGTTCAATGACACATTTAACATTAGGTGAAGAATTTAATTAACCAATAATATATTTAATATTTTGTGAAAATACTAATCAACCAGTAATATATTATGCATTTGGTAAAGAAAATATTAATAAAATAAAACAAATAGTAAATATCCATTATCCAGACTGTAAAATAATAGAATAGTAGAATATTAGCAATAAAAAAAATTAATACATTTGCATTAAGAAAAGTATAACAACAATTATAAATGCATATTTTAGATATAATTAATTATGATTTATAATTTTTTAGACAATGTTTATTTAAATTTTTTAAAAAATAATAATTTTAATTTACTTAATAAACTTGATATATTATCTCGTAATATTAATTTATTATTTAAAGATTTTAGTACTAATATTAAAAATATTTTACTTAAAAAAATTAAAACTAAAAACGATAAAATTTTATTTACTAATGCTCTTTCTTACATTTTTAATTATTCTTTCATTAATGACAGTAAACAAACTGTTGTTTCTAATCTTAATTTTTACACCTTTTGACATTTAAAATGCCGATTTTTTGATTAAAAAAAAATTAATATTTTTTATCAATATATTTGCATTAAGAAAAGTATATATCTTACATTATATACTTTTCTTAATGCAAATATATTGTATAAAAATTGAAATATTTATTATTTTATGTATTTGTAAATAATAATAAATACAATATAAATTTAGTAATAAAATTAACATGTATAATAAATATATTTATCAAGTTTTAACAGGAATTAAATTTAAAAAAATGTTTCCTAATTTTATACCAGTTAAAATAATTGGAAATAATTATAATAATTTTAATTATAAAATAGGTAATAATTATGATAATCATAAATTTAATCCTAATGGAAATAATTTAAAAGGTGGATTATATTTTTGCGATTTAAAAAATTTATATTATTTTTTAAATGGTAATTATGGTGATAATATTGCATTTTTAAAAATTCATGATGATAGTCAAATATATATAGAAAATGGAAAATGTAAAACTGATATATTATCAATTACAAATATTATATCAATGGAAAAATATTTTAGTTCTTTATCAATTAATGAACAAATAAAAATTATAGAAATTAATTGTAATTTAATTCAATATATTAAAAATTCTGATAAAATAATTCAATTATTAGCAATAAAACAAAATATATATTCAATTAAATATATAAATAATATACATGAAGAAATTCAATTCTATGTAGTAAAAATAAATGGCATGTTAATAAAATATATACAATATCCAAAAAAATATATTCAATTTGAAGCAGTGCGTAATAATGGATTATCAATACAATATATATTTAATCCTGATAAAGATATTCAATTTGAAGCAGTACATAATAATGGATTATCAATACAATATATACTTAATCCCGATAAAGACATTCAATTTGAAGCAGTACGTAATAATGGATTATCAATACAATATATATTTAATCCTGATAAAGATATTCAATATGAAGCTATTAAAAATGAACCTTTATCAATAAATTATATATCAAATCCTAATAAAGATGTTCAAAAATACTATATAAAAAAATAACTTGTAAATATTTTATATAATTAAAAACTTATACTAATTAGTATAAATATAATAAATTGTATTATATACTTTTCTTAATTCACATATATTGATAAAAATTGAAAAAATAAATTAAAACAAGTATTTAGTAATAATAATAAACTATAAATTAATAATGAATGAAAACAATAAAGTAAAATTAATAAGTTGGACACAAAACAGTGAAAATAATAAAAATTTGGAAGAACAAGTAGCATATTGTGCAAGAGTTTCAAATCCTACTAATCAATTAAATAATTATTCCAACATTAAATTAATTGAATATTTAATTTCTCATAAACATTGGTCACCTTTTGAAATGGTATCTATATGTTTAGAAATAAATACTACAAGAGATATAGCAAGACAAATTTTAAGACATAGATCATTTTCTTTTCAAGAATTTTCTCAAAGATATGCAGTAGCAGATTTAGGATATGTGATAAGAGAAACAAGATTACAAGATAAGAAAAATCGTCAAAATAGTTTGGAAACAGATAATAGTAATTTAAAAAATCAATGGATTCAAATTCAAAAAGATATAAATGAAAAAGTTAGTGAATCTTATAAATGGGCAATATTAAATGGTATAGCAAAAGAACAAGCAAGAGTAATTTTACCAGAAGGAAATACATTATCAAGATTATATGTAAGTGGAACATTAAGATCATGGATTCATTATATTCAAATAAGAACAGATATTTCAACACAAAAAGAACATAGAGATATTGCATTAGAATGTGGATTAGTAATTGAAAAAATATTTCCACTTATTGTAAATTTTATTAATTGTACTCCATAAATAATATTGTTATGATTTTTGTAAAATTATATATTTTAGTTATAACATTTAATTATAATAAAATAATTATAATTAAATAATTAATATAAAAATTTTAATTAAAAGCAAAAATAATTATTTTTAATAAGATATTTTGTTATTTTTTTTATTCCATAATTCAAAACTTTCTAAAGAATTATATGATTTTATTCTTTGCATGATAATATCTCTTTCATTAATTTTTTTATTTAATTGTTCATAAAAATATTCATCATCAAAACCAATTTTTTTTGCATCTTCTCTATTATTTGAATAATATATTTTTTTTATTCTTGACCAATAAATTGCAGATAAACACATTGGACATGGTTCACAGCTTGTAAATAATATATATTCTTTTAAATTAAAATTATTAATTTTTTTACATGCAGATCTTATTGCATTTATTTCTGCATGTGCAGTTGGATCATTTAATTCTGTTACTCTATTATGTTCTTTTGATACAATATTAAAATTTTTATCTGTAATAATACATCCAAATGGACCACAACCATTATTAACACTTAATGTTGCTAAATTACACGTTTTTTCAATTATTTTATTAATTTTATTATTAACTAAAATATTATTTTGTACTGATTTTTTATAATAATTTTTTTTTAAATTAAATATTAAATAATTTTTATATATCATTATTAATAATAATATAAAAAATATTACATAGTTTTCATTGCCAATGTATATTTTTAAAGAATATAATATTACAAAATAACTCATAATAAATAATATAATTTTTGATGTATAATTAATCAAATGTATAATATTATAAATTATCTTAAACATTATGTATAATTTTTATATATTATAGATAAAATGTAGATATAATAAAAATATCAAATTTTATTTAATTATATTCTATAGTAATCCAATAAAATTTTTATACTAAATTATATAAAATAAAAAATTGTTGGATTACTATATCAAATAATTAAATAAAATATTTTACTAAATATTTTTATATTTATTAATAATTTTTATTCTCCATATATTGATAAAATATTATTTATAATTAAATGTCTTTGTATGCAATTATTTTCTAAATTTACTAAACCAAAACCATTTAATTTAATTTTATTATAATCATTGTTATACTTAAATTTTAGTAAATTTATAAAATCTTCCAATCCATTTGTAATATTAATATCATTTTGTTGTAAATCACCTGTAATAACCATTTTTGTGTTTGTTCCTATTCTAGTTAATAACATTTTAAATTGTGATGGAGTGCTATTTTGCATTTCATCTGCTATTATATATGAATTTTTAAATGTACGTCCTCTCATAAAAGCCAATGGTGCAATTTCAATAATTCCATCTTTAATCATTTTTAATATTTGTTCCTTTGTATATGATTCTAAAAAATAATCATAAATTGGTATTAAAAATGGATATAATTTATTTTGTATATCTCCTGGTAAAAAACCTAAATCTTCTTCTATTGTTACTGTTGGTCTTGTTATAATAATTTTATTAATAATTCCTTTATTAAGTTTTTCTATAGCATCATAACATGTTATCATTGTTTTACCAGTACCTGCTGAACCTGTACATATAATAATAGGTAAATTTTCATCTAATAACATTTTTTTATAAATTAATTGATTATTTTTTAATATATAATTTATACTATTATTAAGATTTTTTATAACACGTTTAGAAAATAATAATTTATTCATAAGTAATATAGTAATAAGTAATATAGTAATGAGTTGTTTTAATATATTCATTATAATTTCTAAATATTAAGTTTATTTAATTTTTTTCAATTTTTATTTAGTCTTATATTTTCTATTAAAATAGTATTATAGTAAAAAAATAATATTTTTGTACTAAAAATATTATTTAAATATTTAATTATAGATTTAATGTTTATAATAAATTAATTGAATATAATATTAAAGGTAATAACTATTTATACTACTTTTAATTTAGATATAAATACTTTATATAATTTGATTAAAAATGTTTTTTTAAATAATTGTAATAATAAATATTTAAATCCTAAAATTGATTGTGTTATTGAAAATTTCTTGATTAATAATTTTGTTCCTAAAAAACCAAAAAATATAAAGATTAATTTTTGTATCATTTAAAATTGATCTTGCTGTAAAAATATATTTAATCATGATATAAAATTATTAAATAATTGTTAAAAAATATTAAAATAGTAAAATCAAAATAATTTATCTAATAGAAACTAAATTATTAAAATTTTTAGTACAAAAATTTTATTGGATCACTACAAATAATAAAAAATGTATAAAATTTTAAATTATTTAAATTTTATTAATATATAATTTATATATTAATGAATATTATTAATAACGTTCCTTTTAAAATAGAATCAAATAATAGTAATATAAATGATTCAGATTTAGATGATTATATTGACATAAGAGATAAAATACAAGAAAACTATGAAAATTTATTTCAATTTAATTTAAATAATAATAAATTAACATTAAAACATATAGGTAAATGTTCAGAAATTCCAGATATTATTATTAAAGAAAATTTTGGTCCTTATTCTAATATGAGTTTATATAGTTGTATATATTCATATAATGAAATAAAATCAAGTAATTTAATTTGTCCATTAATAAAATTAATAATTAATAATAATTCAATAAATAAAAATATGATTATAATATCATATATTTCAGTAAAAATAATTCAGCCAATAATTATTAATATTAATGATATTACTTCAAATATAAATAATGAAATTATTATTAATGATTGGGAATTATATTTTATTGAAAATATTTTTAATATTGAAAATAAAAAATATTATAAATTAGATAAAAATATTAATCCATCAAATATAATTGAAAAAATAATTAAACTGACAATTGATTAAATTAATTTAAAAATACATTAATTATTAAAAAATACAAATTAATCATAAAATAATAATTCAATGTATTAATTTTTACAAAATATTTAATTATATTAATATACTTATTAGTATAAATATAATTTATTGTATTATATATTTTTATTAATTATTCACATATATTATAAAAAAATTAATACATTTGCATTAAGAAAAGTATTAATAATATATTTAGAATTTTATAAATATTCTTATTTTAATCAACAAATAAATGATTTACCAAATTCAATAACACATTTAACATTAGGTGATTATTTTAATCAACTAATAAATAATTTACCAAATTCAATAACATATTTAAAATTAGGTAGTTATTTTAACAAACCAATAAATAATTTACCTCTATTATTAAAAGAAATTCAAATAAATAGAAATAATAAAAATATTAATAAAATAAGAGTTAAGTATCCAGAATG